ATGTTTATGTCGAAGACATGGACATTGACTGGTAAAGTATCAATTAGCAAAACGGTAGCGGTTGATACAGAACGAATCTGCGGGATGTGGGATTCTATAAGGGTCGAAGGGAACACACCCATGAGCACTCTCTGCACTCAACAGTTCGCAACACCCGAGCACTTCGATCGTTGGGAAGCACATGCAAAGGTTTGTGATGTGTACACCCTAAAGTATATCATCAAGGATTGCTATTCTGCTGCTGAAGCGATGAAAGGTTTCAACCCGATTCGTGAGGGTTTCTATCTCGATCAGGCGGCAACTTACGGGATGGAATTGACACGCAGGAATCGAGAATTGCCTGCTGGTTTGCGTCATCGAATCTGAGGTGTGCCAATCAGAAAACCGTCCACAACCCCTTGATCTCCACCCCGATCTCCTGTAATTTAGGTTCATCGGGGGGAGGGAAACGACCCCCACCACACACACCGCAACCATCACAATGCGTAAGATCGAGCGCCTGATGAACACCGCCATCGCTAACTATCAGGACTGGAAACTCGACAACACCGAGGTTGTTACCTATGACAATTTCACCTCTGTTTATCTGCACGACAACCTTATTGCTCGCCTCGGTGAGAACTTCGTGCAAATCTTCGACGGTGGTGTAAAGTCTAAAACCACCAAGTCTCGCCTGAATGCTATTCTCCAAGAGAACGGATGTGATGGCGACAGTGTATTTCAGAAGGCACATCAGTGGTTCCTGCGTGTTGATGGCAACGTGATTCCTTTCGAAAACGGTTACATTTTCTCCTGATACTTTTGACCTGGTGATGTCATAAAACCCACCAACATTCACACCTTATTTGTTACTTTTGATCATGAACTTCGCAATCTCTAACAGCACTGCAATCGAGAACATTGCCCTCGATGATAATACCGCCACCGTCACCTTTACTGGTGGACGTGCCTACGATTACACCCTGAACGATGTTACGTCCTTCGTAACTTCTCTCAGTAAGGTGATCGAAGCGGGCGAATCTGTTGGTCGTTTCGTTAACAACGAGATCAAGGCAGATCGTCTGATGCGTATCGCTGCTTGATGAGATTGTGGGGGCATTCGTTATACACAGTGCCCCCACTTATTTCGTTATTCTTTATAGCAGTATATGCGACTTATTCGTTATTCGTATTGACAGTAAATGCGATTACGGGTTATTATGATAAGCGGGGCGTAGCGTAATTAAAAACCCAAACATCCCTAACCTACAGAGGTGACAAAACGCGAGAGTGATATAAAAACTCAAAAAAATTTTCCGAGGGGTATAAAGATGTTTCAGAGGTTTATCAGAAAAGGAAAAACTAAAGATGGATTAAAGTATATGAGAGAGTTTATCCGATAATCTTTCTGAGACTCTTATAAGATTCTCTGAATATAATACATAATAAGGCGAGATTAATAAAAGAGCGCCAGAAAAAAAAACGGAATAAATTTTTTTCATGAATAAGATCTATCATATCTACGCAAAAGAAAAATGTATTATGCATAATGTTTCCGAGGATGATTTCAAATCAGTCTGGGAGACATTATATAATATGATTGACTTGCTGGACACACAGTATACTACAGAAGATTTAAACTATGAGGAGTTAGAAGTCAATAGGGATATTACGATAGAGTCATCCCATTGACAGGTACTAAATAAAACAGTATAATTGATTTGAGGTTTTTATTCTCTTATGGCAAAAGGATTTACGGTAAAAGCAAAAACGCCCACAGCGAGTAGTGCATCAGCAGACACAGAACAGTGGGATTATGAAGCAATCAAAGAGCGTATGCGAGGTAAGGCGATTGTATTTTGCCTACCAGGACGCGGATGTTCTTTTACATTTTTAAAGAGTTTTGTACAACTATGTTTTGATCTTGTACAAAACGGTATGAGTATTCAGATTTCTCAAGATTACTCATCCATGGTTAACTTTGCACGTTGTAAGTGTCTTGGTGCAAATGTTCTCAGAGGACCAGATCAAGTACCTTGGGATGGTAAACTTCAATATGATTATCAACTATGGATTGATAGTGACATTGTATTCAACACTGAGAAGTTTTGGCAACTATGTGATCTAGCACTACCTGAAGATGGTGATGAGAAGGAGATTGTTGCTGGTTGGTATTGTACTGAAGATGGTCGTACCACATCAGTTGCTCATTGGTTAGATGAAGATGATTTCCGTGGTAATGGTGGTGTTATGAACCATGAGATGGTTGATGGTATCAGCAAGCGTCGTAAGCCATTCACTGTAGACTATACAGGATTTGGATGGGTTATGATTAAGAACGGAGTATTTGAGCATCCTGAGATTAAGTATCCATGGTTTGCACCTAAGATGCAAGTCTTTGAATCAGGTGCAGTGCAAGATATGTGCGGAGAAGATGTCTCATTCTGTCTCGATGCTATCGAAGCAGGTTTTGAGATCTGGTGTGATCCACGCATTCGTGTGGGACATGAAAAAACTCGTGTCATCTGATCCATTAGTTAATATCCTCTATAACGGAGAGATTCTTTATAGAGGACTAAGTTATGAACAAACTGCTGAAAAGCTTGACGAAATAGCTTCTCAGATCTATGATAATGATGTTTACGACCCAACTTTAATAAAAATCGAGGTAATTAATCATGGCAAAGCGACCTAGTTTTACTGGTGCAGAAAAAATCGAGTCCAAACCCAAATCTACTCGTCAAGGTCAAGGAAAGAACACGAAATATTCTGCAACTTCTCGTAATAATGCACGGAAACCTTATCGAGGTCAGGGAAAATAATAAAAAATACTAAAAAATAACAAAAAAGTCGGAAATTTAGACCTATTTTTAGATCTTTTATGATCTTTATGTCTAAATTCGACTTTTTTTATGCTTATGTGGCGCTTTTCTCTACAGAAATATGAAAAAATAAGCTTCACCAGCGCGAAAACCGCTCTGTAAGAAGAAAAATATGGTAAATAGAAGTATATTGACATAAAAATAATAGACTAACGCGGGATAGAAACCCCGTAAAAAGTTCTGTTAACCTAAATAGGAGCAAAAAGATGGCAATCCATCAACAACCAGATAGGGATGTTAATTACATGAAAGAAGTTTGGGGTACAACACGTCTAGTTACTGACTATTGGTCAGGAAAATCAAAACCAAAAATGCTTCGTGAAATCAATGAAGATGATATGACACCTAAAAAGCATGATTTTAAGATTCAAAAAGAGATTCATGAAAGAATCCGTAATGACGATGACTATGATGATTGGAGTTATGGCACAGAACCAATATTTGGGTGATAAATATAAAGTAGATTAATAGTATTTCATGCCTTTAGAACGGGTAATAAAGGACTTTAAGGACATTAGTGCTTCTTTTCAGATTAATCCTCTGAATAGAGATATTATTGCGATAAAAAATGAGACCGCTATTGCTCGTTCTATTAGGAATATTATTCTTACTTCACCTGAAGAGAAACCATTTAACCCAGTATTTGGATCAAACGTTTCAAGACTTTTATTTGATAATCTTGATTTTATGACAGCATCTTTAATAAAAGATCAAATAACATTATCAATTGAAAACTATGAACCAAGGGTTGAACTTCAAGAGGTTGTAGTAAAACCAAACTATGATGATTATGAGTTTAATGTTACGGTAACATATACTATTGTTGGTATAGATGCATTACCTCAACAACTATCATTCGCATTACAACCTACAAGATAAATGTCAATAGTAAATTTTACAAACTTAGACTTTGATCAGATAAAATCTGGCATAATACAATATCTAAGATCAAATTCAAACTTTACAGATTATGATTTTGAAGGGTCTAATCTTTCAACAATCATAGATGTTTTAGCATATAATACTTACATATCGGCATATAATGCCAATATGGTAACAAATGAGATATTTCTTGATAGTGCTACTTTAAGGGAAAACGTAGTATCTCTAGCAAAACACATTGGATATGTCCCTAGATCAAGAAATTGTGCTAAGACTACTATTTCCTTCATCGTAGATATTACAGATAAATCAAACTATGACCCAAAAGCATTAACATTAAGAAAGGGAGTAGTTGCTGCAGCAGCTTCTGGATTTATTGATGATAGAGCCATATATTCAACATTAGATGATATTCAAGTACCAGTAATTAATGGGGTAGCAGTATTCAACAATGTTGAAATATATGAAGGGTCAATGGTAACAAATAGGTTTGTTATCGATAGTTTAATCCCAAATCAAAGGTTTATCTTAGATAATAAAAACATTGACACTAGTACCATTAGAGTCAAAGTAAGAAGAAGTGCAGAAAGCACCATCGTAGAAACATATAATGTGTGTAAAGATATATGTAGTGTCGGAGAAGACACAAAAATATTTTTCATCCAGGAAATAGAAGATCAGAGATATGAACTGATTTTTGGTGATGGTGTTATTGGTAAAAAACTAGATGATGCAAATATTGTAGAAGTTAGTTATATTATAAGTGATTCTGGAGAAAATGGTAATAATGTTAGAGATTTTACTTATATTGGAAAGATTTATGATGATAATAATAGATTTTTAGCAGTTGGAGTATCTGCTATAACATCTGATTCACCAACTCAAGGAGGAAGAGAGATAGAATCCATTGATTCTATTAAAAAATATGCTCCTAGATTATATGCAGCGCAATCAAGAGCAGTTACTGCATCTGACTATGAAGCAATAGTATCACAAATATTTCCAGAAGCAGAATCAGTCTCTGTTTTTGGGGGAGAAGAACTAGATCCACCACAATTTGGTAAAGTATTCATTACTATAAAGCCTTATGAAGGAGAAATTCTTCCCCTTACAGTAAAAAATAATATAAAAGATTCACTAACAAAATATGGTGTTGCTGGTATTAAACCAGAAATCATCGATTTAAAATATCTTTATGTTGAGTTTAATAGTTCAGTCTATTATAACTCTAATATGGTTAATGATGTACTTACACTACAATCAAATATTTTAGATAATATAAAAGAATACGCAAATTCTACAGAGTTAAATAAGTATGGTGCCAGATTTAAATATAGTAAGTTTTTAAAGACAATTGATGAGACAGATCCTTCTATCACTTCTAATGTCACCAATATATCAATGAGAAGAGATCTAAAAGCATCTATAAATGCATTAGCTGAATATGAAATATGTTATGGAAATGAAATACATGTAGATAACTGTGATGGTTATAATATTAAAACTTCTGGATTTAGAGTATCAAATGTTTTAGATACTGTCTATTTTTCCGACATTCCCAAAGGTAATGGTATGGGAGAAATATTCTTATTTAAAATGAATAGCGGAGTTCCAGTCATAGTTAGAAGAAACTACGGAGTTGTAAACTATAAAAAAGGAGAAATAACATTATATCCGACTATTATAACTTCTACACTCAAAAATAAGTTTAATACTCCAGTTATTGAACTTTCATCAACACCAATATCTAATGACACTATTGGATTACAAGATTTATATTTACAATTAGACTTTGGTAATAGTAAGTTAAATATGATAAGAGATCCTATATCTTCTGGAGAAGATACTTCTGGTTCAACTTACATCACTTCATCAAGTTACAAATCATCTAGAGGACAGTTCATAAGACTATAAAAATATGGAAAAAGTAACTCTCAACAGCCTTGTACATAATATAGTTCCAGATTATGTTTTAGAACAATATCCTCTTCTTATTGAATTTTTAAGAGAATATTATAAATCACAAGAAACTTCTGGAAATTCTTTAGATATTATACAAAATCTAAGTGACTATGTAAATATTGATAATATTACTAACCTAATAGAAAGTACTTCTTTATATTCTAATGTAACTTATTATGATAAAGAAATATATGTAGATAGTATTAGAGGATTTTCTTCAAATCAAGGATTAGTTAAGATTGGATCAGAAGTTATATACTATGAAAATGCCATTTCTCTTCCTGATGTAGATTTTTTAGCAAGAATTGAACCAGGATTAAAAGAATTAAATAGTCTAGAAGCGGAAGATTTAAATACTTTACTCGGATGGTATGTAAAAGTTTATAATCTTAGTGGTAAACTTATTAGTGAAGGTAAAATAGTAAGCTTGGCGGAAGGTGGAAATAGTGTTAATGTAGATTTTACTCCTATAGTTTCTGATGAAATTGATGGGTATGAAAGATCTGAGCTTTATAGATGTGTTGTAAAAAGATCCAAATTTTCTGATTGCAAAAGAGGATTTTCTGCAATAACTGGACTAAGAAACAATAAAGATACGAATAGACTTATTTTTGAAGAGACTAATGCGTCTAAACATGTAGTTGGAGATAAAGTATTAAACTTAAATATTATTTTACTAAAAGAGTTTTTTAATAAAATAAAAGTTCAAATATCTCCTGGATTTGAAAACGAAACTTTTTATTCTACACTAAATGAATCGACTTTTGTTAAGAATATAAGACAGTTTTATCTTGCAAAAGGATCAGAGTGTTCTTTTGACCTTCTTTTTAAAGCTATTTTTGGAAAACCAGTAGATATTGTCATTCCAAGCAATAATCTAATAGAACCTTCTAGCTCTAGATACACTATTACAAAAAACGTTGTAGTAGAGTTATTAGAAGGAGATATTGAATCTTTACAAAATAGAACATTATATCAAGATGAGCAGTTTAATATTCCTCAAACAAGAGGAATTATAACAAAAGTTGAAACACTACAAAGAGATGATAAGAACTTTTATACTCTTTACATAGACAGTTCGGTAGAAGAAAACTATGATTCTACTTATGGAAACTTTACTATACATCCCAAAACAAAAAATATTCAAAAAATATCAAAACTACAAAACTTTATTGATGTCGATTCAACTATTGGATTTCCATTAAGTGGAACTTTGATTATAAAAGATGTTGATGGATTTGATCGTAAAATACAATATGGTTCAAAAACATCTACACAGTTTTTAAACTGTACTAATGTCCTTTATGATTTTGAACTAGGATCAGATGTTTACTTAGATGTTTTTGCATATGTAAGAACATCTAAAAATCCAACTAAAGTAAGAATAACAGGAGTTCTTGATAATGACATAAACCTTTCAAATCTTGGAATCAAATA